AAGGACAACGTGTTCGTCAACAGTGCGGGCGAACTGTTCACACTTGGCAAAGACACCTTCGAAGGAATAGGCGGTGGCTTCGATCTTGCCAACAGCAGTCTTAATGCTGTGAAAGGACTGAAGAACAATCTTTCCGCAGGCAACATTCCGGCAACAATATCCAACCTGTCCAGCATCACACAAAATTACAAGAGCGTGATTGGCGGAAAGATAGTGGGCATAGATCAGATCAAGGGTCTGGCCACCAAGGCAGGACTGTTCAACGCCTTTGATGCTCAGTTGTCAGGCCAGAATTTCCTGCAGAACGTGGGGACAAACATAGGATTAAAGTTAGGATCGTTGGGCAAATCAATAAAAAGTGCCTTCTCCGGTTTCAAAGGATTGAGTGATGCAAGATTGAAACAGGACATAAAATTAGTTGGCAAGTCGCCCTCGGGCATCAACATATATTCGTTTAAATACAAGCACACCGATGGAACATACGAGGGCGTGATGGCCCAGGAGGTTCCATGGGCGAGAGAAATGACAGACACAGGCTACTATGTTGTAGATTATGGCAAAGTCGATGTTGAATTTAGGAGGTTACATTAATGGCATATGGTGGTTCAGGTTCAGGAGGCCTATCAAACAAGACAGTAACCTTCAAGGGTTTCAGTTCACGTGCGGACAAAAATAATTTCAAACAGTACGACTTCGAGGTGGCCAAGCAGGATCTCATCAACAGATTATCTGTGCGTAAGGGCGAGAGGGTTGAAAATCCCGAGTTCGGGACTATAATATACGATGCCATATTCGAACCATTCACAGAAGCATTGAAAGACGCCATAGTCGATGATGTCACAGCAAATCTCAACGCAGATCCTCGTATATCCACACAGGAAATATTGGTATCAGAAGCGGACAAGGGCATAGCCATACAGGCCACTATCACCTATGTTCCCTTGAATATCACTGAAAAACTGAGTTTCAACTTCGATGAGAATTCGTTGTTACGCCTATCTTAAAGTACGCACATTTCCTAACATATAAATACCATTGTAATTACAATGGCCACAACAGATAGACAGAACAGATTATTAGTCGCGGAAGATTGGAGGAAGATCTACCAGGCTTTCCAGCAGGCAGATTTCAAAAGTTACGACTTCGAGACCCTGAGAAGGACCATGGTGGCGTATCTCAAAGAGAACTACCCAGACGATTTCAATGATTTCGTTGAGAGTTCTGAGTACGTTGCACTGATAGATCTGATCGCTTACATATCGCAGGCACTGTCGTTCAGAGTCGATCTGAATGCCAGGGAGAACTTCCTTGAAACAGCGGAGAGAAGGAACTCAATACTTAGATTGGCAAGGTTGATCAACTACAATGCCAAGAGGAACCAACCAGCCACCGGCGTTTTGAAGGTGGATGCAATATCAACAACACAAGACGTGCTTGACAGCACAGGAACAAATTTAGCAAATTCGAACGTCATATGGAATGACAGTGCAAACTCAAACTACAGAGAACAGTTCACCGCGATACTGAATGCGGCCAACCAGACCGGACAACTGTTTGGCAAGCCCAGGGAGTCGGCGAAGATAGGCGGCATAGACACAGAGGTGTACACATTGGCCTCCAACCAGTTGGACTTGCCCATATTCGGTTTCCAGAAGTCAGTGGGAGGCGTGACTAGATCTTTTGAGATAGTGCCCACAACATTGACAGATAGTGAATCACTGTATGAGTCTGAACCTATACCTGGCACAGGATTGACATACACCTACAGGACGGACGGATCGGGAGACAGTTCCAACAACACTGGATTCTTCTTCCTTTTCAAACAGGGCAGGATGTCCAGTGAAGAATTCACCATCAACAACGCCAGCACAAATTTCATACAAAGTCTTGACGCACCAGATGTCAATGACACAGATGTTTGGCTGTACAAACTAGATCAGTTTGGACAGTTGTCACAGTCATGGACAAAAGTTCCGTCCCTGTCCGGCAACAACGCGATATACAATTCATTGTCAAGTGCAGAGAGAAACATCTACAATGTGGTTACCAAAAATGACGACGCAATCGATTTGGTGTTTGGAGATGGCAACTTTGCTAACATACCGTCTGGAAGTTTCAGGACATACTACAGGACCAGTGACAACGCCAAGTACGCCATACAGTCAGCAGACATGCAGAACGTACAATTATCTGTGCCATACACGGATGCCAATGGTGCACAACAATCATTGTCCGTGAGTCTAAGTCTCAAAGCAAGTGTCTACAACTCGGCGGCGACAGAATCAAATAGTTCAATAAGAGAAAAAGCGGCACAGGTTTACTACAGTCAGAACAGGATGATCACGGCAGAGGACTACCAAGTGGTTCCTTTGAGTGCATCTCAGGAAATTGTCAAGGTTAGATCGGTCAACAGATCGGCTTCAGGCATATCAAGGGCCAAGGAGATTCTCGATCCAACGGGTGCATACTCCAACGTCAGCGTGTTCGCCGAGGACGGAATACTGTACAGGGAGGAGTCCGTACAGCAGTTCACGTTCACATTCAACAACAGGAACGACATCCAGTCTACGATCGACGCATCGGTTGAAGCAAAATTGAAAGAAGCATACGCCAGACAGTTCTACTATCTTAAGTATGGCACCAAAGACGCCAGCACACTTTCCGCAACATGGAACTCCACGACCACGTCCACGAAACACCAACACGGGATTCTTCACTTCAGGTGGCGCATTGGTCATAGGTGATTCAGCCACTTCCAAAATGAAGTTTGCAAAACCAGGTGCGTTGATTAAATTCACTTCACCCGACACAAGAAAATTTTTAAACGGAGTGTTAGTGACATCAACCACTGATAACGCCGAAGATAGGGTATGGGCAAAAATAGGTGCGGTAGTGTTAGATGGAGCCAACGGTGGTACCGGTAATCTCGAGTCGGGAGTTGGACCAGTGACACTTAACAACATAGTGCCAGACGGCAGTGTGATTAATGCAATTATACCAAAATTCACCACAGCATTCGCATCTACCCTCGAAACTGATTTGATAGACAGGATAGAGGCCTACGAGGATTTCGGACTCAGGTATGATACAGATTCAGAGACATGGAAAGTTATCACATCAACTAACCTAAGCACCAGCACAGTGTTCAGTTTGGATGAACAAGGATCAACTACAGATACAAACGCAGACGCCAGTTGGTGGTACAAATTCACCAACGATGGAAACACCTACACGGTACAGTACAGGAAATTAGATTATTTCTTCGAATCGGAGTCGCAGAACAAATTCCATTATGATGTGAAAGAAAAGATGTACGACTACACCACTGGCAAGAGTGTCAAGGACACAGTAAAGATTTTGAAGACCAACAGCATCGTGTCAACAGGCAACAGCGTGGGCTATCCTATCACGTGGCAAGTGGTAGATGTTGTGACTGAAATAGACGGTTTCCAGGACAACAGAAAAGTCAAGGTTGGATTCCACGACGACGACGATGATGGTGTAGTGGACAATCCGGAACTGTTCGATATATTCATCGAACCCACCACGTCGGAATCAACTAAATTTGTTTTTTCGGAAAAATACATCTCTTATGACAACATAGAGAGATTCAGACCATATGCGGCAACTAATTTTGTAGTAACAAAAAACGAAACAGACATCACTCTGTCCACAACAACATACACGGACGGACAATTATTCTACTTTTATGACAGTGCCGAGGACGTGGTCAAGTCCTTCAGTTCTACCACGAACACACTAACAACTTCCACAGACTACAGGGCAAGAAGAGGCAGAAGTTCCATAGATTTCCAATACAAGCATCATGCAGGACAAGAGACCAGGATCGATCCCAGCGTTTCTAACATAGTTGACGTTTATCTATTGGAGAGAACATATGACAACCTGTACAGGATATGGTTGCAAGACGGTGGTACAAAGCCGACATCTTCCACACAAGATCAGTTGCGGATCAGTTATGCAGGCATTCTCAACCCACTTAAATCTTTATCAGATCAGATCATATACCATCCTGTCAAATACAAGATACTGTTTGGCACTAGTGCTGAGGAACAACTGCAGGCAACTTTCAAGGTTGTAAAAAATCCAAAGACCAATGTTTCAGACGCGGTGATAAAGACCAGGATCATCTCCGCAATCAATGATTTCTTTGCACTAGACAACTGGGATTTTGGAGATCCTTTTTATTTTACAGAACTAGCCGCTTTCATACACAATCAACTTGCTCCAGATTTACTTACTGTGGTGATTGTGCCCAACCAATCAGGACAGACATTTGGGTCTCTGTTCCAGATCAATTCCGCGGCAGACGAAATTTTCATCAGTGGGGCCACCGTTGATGATGTGTCGATTATAACAGCACTGGGAGCCAACCAATTGGCGGCGTCCGGCACTGTGGTAACAAGCTCATCAACATCCACATCAAGTACCACATCAGGATCAGCAGTGTCAGGCTCTACTACATCAGGTTCGGGATCAAGTTCCGGCAGTAGTGGGGCAGGATACTAATGGCCGACAGAGAAATCAATGCACAAACCAATAACGAGGTTGTAAAACAAGGCAACAACGAGTACAGACGTACGGTACAGCACTTACCAGCATTCTACAGGACAGACGCAAACCAAAGATTTTTATCAAGCACACTTGATCCATTGGTGCAGAAAGGTTCACTGGAGAGGTTGGATGGCTTCATAGGAAGGCAAGATGCAACAACAAGAGAAATAACCGACAGGTACATAGGTGCAATCAGCAGGGATAGATTCGCGTATCAATTGGAGCCGGCGGTCACATACTCAGACAGGGATACCACGTCAGTAAACCCAGAAGACCAGGTGAAGTTTGCGGCCACATACGATGACTACATCAACCAGATCAAGTACCTGGGCGGTCACACTGGCAATCACGATAGGCTCAACAAGGAGACGATATACAGTTGGAATCCGGCCATAGACTATGACAAATTGGTGAACTACAGGGAATACTACTGGATGCCGGACGGACCAGGAGCCATAGAAATAGACTCCGTTGGACCCAGTGCAGTGGCCGAATATTCCGTGGAGAACTTGGCAAAAGGGGCCTACAACTTCACCCACAGGGAAAATGTAAACAATCCCAGCCTTGTATTGTACAGGGGCAACACATACAAATTTAACGTGAATGCAACAGGTCATCCATTCTACATAATGACTGAACCTTATCCATCAGGCATAGCGGCTGATGGCTCTACTTCAACAATCTATGACACTGGTGTCACAAACAATGGTGCCCAAT